AAAGACTACAGAGGAACTTGGAATATACAAGAAATTGTTTTCCATGAAGTAGCAAGATATGAATCATCTTATATCTCCGGTATTGTTCCTCAAAATGTGAAATTAGAATTCAGAAAGAAAGAGCTTGTTGGTCGAAACAAAATTCTAACTCCAAAAACCCGTACAGTTGGTATGGGCAATATGATTCATCAAATTATCTTTATGAAAATTTTTAAAGATTTACACACCCTAATTAAGAAAGTTTGGGCTGATGGAGGTAGTATGCCCTTTGCCTTAGGCGTTAATCCAAATTCTGAACATTGGAATCAAATAGTGACTCATCTTAAATACACTGATTATATGGTAGACATGGATGTCAAAGCATGGGAGGAGAAAATTTCACAACGACTTCTATTTATGTGCGATGAAGTAGAACTCAAAATTATTCAAAATTCATATAAATTTAGAAATGAAGAATTTCCTTCTGAAGTCTTCAATATTGCTTATGGTTTATCTGCTGATTATACACAAAGTGATGTAGCTTTCGAAGATTTTATTTATGAAAAACCAAGTGGTTTACTGTCTGGCCACCCTGGTACATTTATGCGCAATTCAGCTGTTCATACGATGATTATTGGCTTAGCAGCCCGTAAGATTCTCTTGCGCAAAAATCCACAATTAGCTTCAATTCCGTTTATTATTGAAAATGTCCGCTTTATTCTTGCAGCGGATGATGTTGTCATCGCTATTTCTCCCCAAGCAAGAAAATACATTACTGTCGCCGAACTTGTCAAAGCATATAATGAAATAGGTTTCGAAGTGACAGCAGCCGATAAGGCGCTGAAATCAAGCCCAAAACAATTAAGGAGGTACAATTTCTTAAACATCATTTTGTTCCTCTTCCTCGTCACTGTATCGAATGTCCTATCGAATATAAGTGCGCCCCAAATCTGTCTATTATTTATCAACTCGTAAATTGGTACTCTACCGAAACAACACTTAATAAAGAACAGCAAATAGCCAGTAATTTAAATGATGCTCTAAATCTAGCTTGGCAGCTAGGTCCACAGGAGTATGACCGCATAAGAGACACCATTAATTTGGCTTGTCAACGTCTCAAAATGAATTATGTGGATACTCTGAGCTATGAAGGACGCCGTGAATTGATTTATCATAACATGGCAGAAGAGAGACGTGCATTCTATTCTAGCACGCCCCAAGTAGAAGATACTGATCTTGATTACGTGGTGATGTAGGTTTATTTTTCCCTATATACTAATCCCCATTTATAGATTTTAAGTTCTCGCTTTGATTTTTACTATAATAACCCTTAATCATATCTAATACTTGTAATATTAACTACGAAACAACTCTGGTGAAGGTTCGAACCCTTCGTGCCTACTTTATTAAATTAAACTAGGTTTATCCTTGCAAGTTCGTTTCATATAAGGACCTGGCCTATAATCCAGACCGTTTGTTAGTAGTACGTTTGCGAAGGCGATTTTATCGTAACTAGACAAAAAACTAACAGTTAATATTAAGCCAGCGACTGGTAGCCCCAGGATCGTATTTTTTCAGAAAATCGAAATATTTAGTATATATTTCTACTGAAGATAACAATTTTAAATTTTAATTTTTAATTATCTTATTGGATGTGGATTCTTTCCATATCCGGCCCATTTACTTTCATTTCGTGTTATTGAGATATTTGAAGAACAACGTGCATTTCGCTGTTGATAAGGCTTCAAATTTCAAATAAGTAACAGTTGTGGAATAAACATCAGTTTATTTTAATCAGCTTAGATAGTTGATCTATAACATCGAATTATTTG